CGACGATGATTGATGATGACGACGGAGTCTGCCCCGGTTGTGGCGGGACCGATGGCGCGTGCTCATGCTTCGATGATGACGACGCCGACGTGCTCAGTGATTGGCCGGATTGTCACATGCACAACGGATCGTGCGGAAAGGCCGGGTCCGAAGAATGCGATTGGGAATGTCCAAACAGCAGGTTGATCCGATGACGCGCCCCCCCGCCGAGGACCGACGAGAGAAGACTTTTGCGCGCGTTGCACTGGGATACGCAGGCAGCGACCGACAGGATCTACCGCGTCCAACGAATAGAGATGAGTGACCGATGAGTAGAAAAGGCTGCGCGCTTCGTCCTGATGCTCAGGCGTTCGATGAGATTCGCATCTTCACCGTGCCGCGCTACAAGACGAGCGGCCTGAGCGGCGACGAATGGCGCATTCACGCGGAAGCGCAGTTCTATCGAAAGGGGAAGCTGATTTTTTCAGAAGGCTGTCGCAACGTGGAAACCGCAGCGGGTCTGCTGTTCTCATGGTATGTGAAAGCCTGTGACGATGCGAAGGGCTACTTCGCTGGTGATGGCATCACGTGCGATCAGGAAGGCTGTCACGAGCCGGCAACGGTGCGCTACGCGAAGCTCGCGGAGTACTGCAACAGCGGACACAAGAGCACGGTCTTTGAGTCCTCGCAATATCGCCACTTCTGCGAGAAACATAAAACGCGCGGTGACTGCGGGCTGGACGATGCTGACGCGAACTACGTCTCAGAGCCATTCGTTCTCGACGAACTGACGGTGAACCCGTGAAGCCCGACGCGGTAGATCCCAGCGTCACTAGCACGGGAACGCCGTCCACGCGCGAGAGAAAGGTTTCCTCCGATGTCTGATCCAGCCCTTCCAGCCGCCGAGGACCGACGCGCCAAATTGGAAGCCATCATCGCCAGAATGCGACACGACCGTGCGAGGTTCCAGCACTCGCCGGGAAGTGCCGATGTGGTGTTCGCGAATGTCGTTGATGATTGGGCCGATGAACTTGAAGCCGAATTACCTCTGCCAGTCGCCGAGGACCGACGATCCGCGCTGCACCAAGTTCTGGCGGACATGACCGCGTTCGCGCACACGAAGCCGTCACCTCAACAGACGCGTCAGAAGTCTGCGCGAGAGATGGTCGAATTATTTGCAGCCAAACTAGAAGCCGCCCTGCTCGCAGAGACGGAGCCCGCCCCGCGAGCCGAGGACCGACGATGAGCCTAAATAACCGAGGCCTGAGCAGCCACGTCTCACCTGAATCGCGATTTTGGAAACGCGTCACCAAAACAGACGGGTGTTGGTTGTGGAGTGGACGGGTGTGTCGTTACGGGTATGGGTCGCTGCGTGTGAATTGTCGCCACGTGCAGGCGCACCGCTACTCGTGGAGCCTTCACTATGGACCGATCCCCGCCGGATTGTGCGTCTGCCATCGGTGCGATGTGACGTTCTGTGTGAACCCGGCGCACCTGTTTCTCGGCACCCACGACGACAACATGGCCGATATGAAGGCCAAACGACGAGCGACGAACGCCAATGCGAGGAAAACCCATTGCAAGCGCGGTCATCCATTTGCTGGCGAGAATCTGCAATGGATCAACGGCACACATCGCTCCTGTCGCACCTGTGCCCGTGCAAGACTTCACGATCTGAGGAGCAGGAACGTCGAGGTGAATCATGTCTGACCTCGTCGACGGGGGAGGGCCACAGGAGAAGACAGAAGAGAAGACTCATACGCGCGGTGACGGAACGGGTGACTCGACACTCCTCCAGTCCTCCGCATCGACGGACGAGGGGTTAGGAGCAGGGACGGAGCCGGAACGGTGCTGATTCGCGGCGATGCTCGGCGTCTCCCGTTGGTCGACGGCTGCGTGCAGTGTGTCGTGACAAGTCCACCGTATTGGGGATTGCGCGATTACGGACACGACGCGCAGATCGGGCTTGAGCCGAATCTAGAGACTTACGTTGCGGCCGTCGTGACGGTGTTTCGTGAGGTGTGGCGCGTGCTGAAAGACGACGGGACGATTTGGGTGAACCTGGGCGACGGCTACGATGCTGGGACGCGGGCGACACGCTGCCCCAGCGCGTCAGCGGGTAAGCACGGCTACTGGACGAATCCATTGATCAACCTGCGCACGTCCACCGACATGGGGCCGAAGCAGATGCTGGCGATTCCGTGGCGCGTGGCGCTCGCGCTGCAGTCCGACGGGTGGATTTTGCGCTCGGAAATCATCTATGAGAAACCAGCGTGTTTGCCTGAATCCGTGAAGGACCGGCCGACCACCGCGCATGAACACCTGTTCCTGCTCGCGAAGTCACGCGCCTACTACTACGATGCCGACGCGATTAAGGAACCGGCTTCGCTCGACACTCACGCGCGGTATGCACGCGGCCGGAGCGCGTCGCACAAATACGCGGACGGCGGGCCCGGCGACCAAACCATCGCGCGGTCGTTGAAACATATGGCTGGCGTGAATCCGAAGTCGCTCCTTGGCGAGCACGGTAACAAGCAGAACGCGAGTTTCTCAGCGTCAGTGAAAGACGTGGTTGAGGACCGGAACAAACGAACGATTTGGCGCATTAACCATCCTGGTTATAGCGGCGCCCACTTTGCGACGTTCCCAGAGGGCCTTGTCGAGCCGTGCGTGCTGGCAGGCTCACGCCACGGAGACCTAGTGCTCGATCCGTTTCTCGGGAGCGGCACCGTTGGCGCCGTGGCCGAACGCCTCGATCGGCGGTGGGTCGGCGTCGATCTCACGTATCAGGATTTATCCGCGACGAGAACAGCCCAGCGCGGGCTTCGGTTCTCACAGGAGACGGCATGACCCCGAGGACAAACGCGGTAGATCCCAGCGCCCAACACCGGGAACGCCGTCACCGCGCGACACAACGTCTTTCGGCTCTTACTGTTACGGCCTCCCCCGCTCCCCCAGGGGAGACGTAGAGAAAGCCGATGAGAACCATGGGCGCTGAGTGGTAGCGTGGAAGCGGCAGGTAGGTTTACGAAAAAAGTAATCGTGGTAAACCCGTGAGTAGAAACACGAAAGGGCTTCGGCGCGGTGGTCCTGGTCGGCGTCCTGGCATTCCGAACAAGGTGTCGATCGAGGCCAAGGCCGCATGCGCCGAGCTCGTCGACGACCCGATCTATCGCGAGAAGCTCAAAGCGCGGCTCATGAAGGGCAAGCTCGCGCCGGCGCTGGAGTCCATGCTCTGGCACTACGCCAAGGGGAAACCCAAGGAGCAGATTGTCATCAGCGCCGACAAGACGTTAGCGCAGTTGATCGCGGAGGCGCTCGGGATCGGTGACCAACGAATTCCTAAAGAAAATGACACCTCGTCACCGTCTGGAGCCGACGAATGACGGTCGAAGAGATTGCCAAACAAGGGCTCATGCGCTGGTGGCACGATCCGATCGCGTTTGTCCGCGAAGTGCTCAAGGCTGAGCCCGACGACTGGCAAGCCGAAGCACTGTCGGTCTTCCCGACGGTGAACCGGCTGGCGCTCAAGGCGGCGAAGGGCTGCGGCAAGACAACGGTGCTTGCCTGGTTGATTCTCAACTTCCTCTTCACGCGCCCGCTCGCGCAAATCTCAGCGATTTCGATTTCGGGCGACAACCTGAGAGACGGACTCTGGAAGGAGCTGGCATTTTGGATGGGCCGCTCGCCAGCCCTCACCAAAGCCTTTGAGTGGAACCAGACGCACATCGTCTCGAGAACCGACCCGGCCACGAACTGGGTGAGTGCCCGACAGTGGAGTAAGAGCGCGGATAAACAGGCGCAAGAAGCGGTCCTCTCCGGGCTGCATGCCCCCTACATGATGTTCGTCATGGATGAGAGCGGCTCGATTCCGCAGGCGATTGCCGTTACCGCTGGCGCGGTGCTCGCGAGCGGGATTGAAACGAAGCTCCTCCAGGCTGGCAACCCGACCTCGCTCGAAGGGCCACTCTATCTCGCGTGCACGTCAGAACGGGATCAGTGGTATGTGGTCGAGATTACCGGCGACCCGGACGATCCGAAGCGGGCGCCCCGGATCAGTTTAGAGTGGGCACGCGACGAGATTCGGAAATACGGGCGGGACAACGCCTGGGTGAAGGTGAATGTCCTTGGCCTCTTTCCAGAAGCGAGCATCAACGCGCTGCTCGGCGTCGAGGAAGTCACGGCCGCGATGAAGCGCCATCTCCTGATCACGCAGTATGACCATGCCCAAAAACGGGTAGGCGTGGACGTCGCGCGCTTCGGCGACGACTTGACGGTCCTCTTCCCGCGGCAGGGGCGGGCGGCGTTCCAGCCCCGGTCCATGCGCCACGCGAGAAACACGGCCGTGTCGGTCGATATCGCCACCGCCATCATCCGCGCCAAGACGTCCTGGGGCTCGGAGATGGAGTTCATCGACGCGACCGGGGGATGGGCGGCCGGGGCGTCTGATGTCTGCCTTGACAGCGGCTACAACCTCTACAATGTGCAATTCGCCGCGCCGGCGCTGGATCGGCGGTATGCGAATCGCCGGGCGGAAATGTGGTTCGGGATGGCGAAATGGGTGCAGGATGGCGGCGCGCTGCCGAACGTGCCCGAACTCGTCGGGGAGTTGACGACGCCGACCTACACGTTCCGGAAGGGCCAGTTTTTGTTAGAAGAGAAGGATCAGATCAAATCACGACTCGGGCGGTCGCCGAATTATGCCGACGCCCTGGCCACGACGTTTGCGTTGCCAGAGATGCCGGCGCAAGCGTTGGCGCACTTGAGAACGTCGAACCATGTCGCGCGGGATGTGGACCCGTTTGCGCTCCCGAGCCCTGATCAGGCGGCGAGAGACGTTGATCCGTTTGCGTGAAGCCTATGGAGAAGCTCACCGATGCCGACGCACGCACCGTCAACGACCTCGAAGCGTCACTCACCGTGGTCTTGATGCGGGCAGACGCCCTGAACGTGGACGCGTCGATTGCTGTGATTGCGCTCTGCCGCTGCGCGAGGAAGCTCCTCGACGGGTATCCCGAGAATCAGCGCCGCACACTGGCAGAGGTGTGCGCGCGGTTTCTGGAACACAAAGGCGAGTCGGGCATCATCTTGACCCACTGAGGAACCGATGAACGTCAATGAACGGCTCAACGCCTTAGAACGCTCCGCCGGGAAAGGGGATCACGATCTCCTGCTGAAGCTGGACGCCCTCAGCCGACAACTTGCGCATCAGGAAGGGCTGATCAAGCAGTTAGAGGACGCGAACCAAGACCGCTACCGGAAGCTGTGGCGCGAGATTGATTGGCTACCAAGAGGGTTCAAGGGCCATCTTCGGCTTCCGTTCGGGTTTCTGTTGGAAGTCCAACTATTTCCCCGTGCCCTGAACAAAGATCTCTATCCGGAGTCAGAACGGCCTGCCTTCGGCTTTGATCTCGCGTCAGGAGAAGATCGCACTGCTTACGTTCTCCGTCCATCGGCGGTGCATGAGAAGCCGCGCCCATGAAGGAAGAATTTGTCCCGAACGATCGCGTCGTGTGGAACAGCGACAGGGCGATGAACTATCAGTGTCCGGTGTGTCTCGGCCTGATCAAAAGTCAATACGAGGGCGAGGCGGTGCCGGAGGTGGTGTGTCACGGACCACAGCACGGCCATACCTTACGGTGGGACACGGCATGATCATCCGTCCCGCGACCGCTGCGGATCTTCCCGCGCTCGTCGCCATGACCTTACATTTTATTGCCCAGACGGGCTACCAACGCTTACTTGGGACGGCAACGAGGGAGAGCGTTTCCGCCTTCGGCGAGATGATCTTAGGCTTAGGCGATCAAGGGGTGATGTTCCTCGCGGAAGATGAGGATGGACCATTCGGGATGTTGATCCTGGTGGCGGTCCCGAATCCCTTGAGTGGGGAAGTCTTTGCGGAGGAATTGTGCTGGTGGGTGGAACCGCACCGACGAGGCGCGCTCAAGGCCGGGCCAGCGCTCTTGCAGCACGCGGAAGCGTGGACGAGGGCTAAAGGCATCACCACGTTGAAAATGGTGGCCCCGGCAAACACGGAAGTTGGCCTATTCTACGCGAGACAGGGGTATCATGCCGTGGAGACTGCTTGGGCCAAGACCATCTAATTAAGAGTTTCACGTAACACAAGTTTGACCGGGTGAGCAGGCGCGGATTGATCCCCGCGCTGGAGAGGCTTCCTCAGCCGCTCCCCGGACAAGAGGACGCAACTGGAAGAGGGCCAGTGCTGATGACTCTAAGCGAGTCGTTGGTGCTGGCCCTTTTCCGTTGTGGCCTCTGAGAAAGGACGGCCGGATTGGGTGTCAACCCGCTCAACTTATTTGGCTTAACCGGCCTGCTGGCGAAGAAGTTTCAGAAGAAAGATCCCGTCACCGCGCCCGCGCCCGTCGATCCCGGCGTGGTTGATCCGAAGCAAGAGGTGAAGCTGGGTGGGGCGATTCCCCCGCCGGTCTCCACGCCCTTAGCCACCTCGACCGCCATCGGGGCGGCCACCGTCGCCCAACAGAAGGCGAAGAAGCGCGCGGCGGCCGGGAATGTCCTCGTCGCGCCGAGTATGACGAAAGCGCCCAGCGCCACCCTGACCCCGAAAACGTTGGTCGGCAAGATCGGCTACTGATGCCGAGTTATCTGGGCGATCCGTCGGTGACAGGCAAGCGCGCCCGCTACGACAAGCTGCGCTCCGCCCTCTGGAGTGATCGCGCGACCTTCGACAGTCATTACCAGGAGTTGGCGAGCTGGCTGCTCCCGCGGCGGATTCGCACGTGGAGCGGCGACCGGAACAAGGGCGACAAACGCAATCAGAACATCATCGATTCGACCGCCCGTTTCTCCGCGCGCACCCTCAGCTCAGGGCTCCATGCTGGGCTGACCTCGCCCGCGCGGCCGTGGATGAAGCTGAGCACCCCCGATCCGGATCTCGCCGAGTTCGGTCCCGTCAAGGAATGGCTGCACATCGTCACCCAGCGCATGTTGACGGTGTTCCTCCAAACGAACCTCTACAACGTGCTGCCGATGCTCTATGGGGATCTCGGGGTCTTTGGCACGGCGTGTATGTCGGTCGTGGACGACAGCAAGGATCTGTTTCGCTGCTACGCCTACCCGATCATGAGTTACGCCCTCGGGCAGGATGCGCGCGGGTTGACGACGACGTTCTGCCGGGAATACGAACTCACGGTGCGTCAGATCGTGGAACAGTTCGGCGTGAAGGCGAACGGCCGTGACATCGACTGGACGCCCATCAGCCCGAGTGTTCATGCGCTCTGGGACAGCGGGGATTATGAAACCGGGGTGCAGGTCTGTTGGATCGTGAAGCCCAACGAATACGCGCGGAAGGACCGACTCGAAGCGAAGTATCTGCCGTGGACCTCGTGCTACTTCGAAACCGGATCACGGGCGGGGAACAACAGTTACGACAGCAGCGGGCTGGGCTTCCTCAAAGAGTCCGGCTTCGAGACGTTCCCGATCATGGCGCCGCGGTGGGACATCACCGGGGAAGATACCTACGGGACGGATTGCCCCGGCATGACGGCGCTCGGCGACATCAAGCAACTCCAGATCATGCAGCGCCGGAAAGGGCAGGCCATTTCGAAGATGGTCGATCCGCCGCTGGTCGGGCCGACCGAACTCCGCACGCAGAAGACTTCACTGCTCCCCGGCGACATTACCTATGTCAACCAGCGGGAAGGCCAAGGCGGGCTCCGGGCCATCCACGAAGTCACGCTGAACATTCAGCATTTGCGCGAAGACATCGGGGAAGTGCAATACCGGATTCAGCGCGCGTTCTACGAAGACCTGTTTCTGATGCTGGCGCGGTCCGATGACCAGCGGGGCAGTCAACCGATCACCGCGCGAGAAATTGACGAACGCCACGAAGAGAAGCTCCTCGCCCTCGGTCCGGTGCTCGAGCGGACCAACGATGAACTGCTCGATCCGATTGTCGATCGCGTCTTCGGCCTCATGGAGAAGGCCGGTCTGATCCCAGAACCACCCACCGAGCTCCACGGCGTCAAGCTGAAGGTCGAATACATCTCGATCATGGCGCAGGCGCAGAAGCTCGTGGGCGTCGTCGGGCAGGATCGGTTCCTGCAATCGGCCGGGATGCTGATGGGGATGGATCCGTCCGTCGTGGCGAAGATCAACTTTGACCAGGTCGTCGACAACTACGGCGAGATGCTGGGCGTCGACCCGCGGATTATTCGGTCGACTGACGACGCGAACGCGATGCGCCAGCAGCAGGCTCAAGCGCAGCAGCAGGCGATGGACGCGGAAAACGCGTTGAAGATGGCGCAGACGGCGAAGACGGCGAGTGAAACGCCGTTGACGGGTGATACGGCCCTCAATCGGCTGGTGCAAGGGGCCGCGGCACAGGCAGGGGCGGCCTGATGGCCCGAGACAAAGCGAATCCGCCGACGCATGTAGGGCTGCCCGATGCGCCGACCGCGCTGGTCTCCAGTGTGGTGGATGACGAACCCGATTATCACGCGGGCGACACGACGGCGCCCATGACACTGACCACGGCGGGCGAACTCCGGGTGGCCGATCACACGCTGCAGGAATCCTTAGACGGGCTGAGTGTGTCGGTCGATCGGCTCCGGCGGGTGCTGGAATTTGTTCACGGCGTCGAGGTGGATGAGTAAGAGGGAGAGGATCGATGGCGACTGACGTCAAACCGATGGGCCGGATTCGCAAACTGCTGGAGTCCCTCGACGGCGAGAAGGGCGGGGTCTCGCGCGAGATCACGCTCTCGGGGCAGCTGGATCAATTGGTGGCGCTCGGGGCGACGCCGTATCAGGAGATTGTCCGATCGGGTCGGTCCTACTTCACGAACACGACGACGGCGGTCCCGGCGGTGGTGGCGATCCCGACGACCGCCGTGATGTTTGCGATCTACAACAACGAACCGGACGGCGGGCGGTCCCTGATCATTGATTGGGTCGCGGCGCAGAACGTGGTGAGCACGGCGGCGGCGGGGCAGGCGAACTGTCTCGGGCTCCTGGGCCAAGTGCGCGAAGCCGCGCCGACCGATGCGGCGCTCGTCATCAAACGGTGTAACGGGATGGGCGGGGGCGCCAACGACACGCGCGTGCGGACGATTCTCACGGCCACGGCGTTGCCCGCGACGACGGGCTTACAGACAAACTGGTTTCCGATTGGCCCCTCGGTCGGGAAGCCGGGCGTGGCGGCCACGCCGGGGTATGGGATCTGGGGCGCGATTCAGGGCGGGTTCATCGTCCCACCGGGGCGCTATTTCGCTATGCACGTGATCGCGAATGTCGTCGGCGAAACCTTTCAGGGGTTCATCGGCTGGCATGAGAAACAATTGGAACTCGGCTAACGAAGGAGAAGAGCGATGCGACGCGCGTTTCGACTCATGGCGCTGATCGTGGTGCTCAGTCTGGTGAGTGTGCCGGGGCAGGCCGTCGTGCGCTATACCCGCGTCACGGTGGCCGTGACAGCCACGCTACTGTATACCGCGCCGACGATTGGGCAGACCGGGCGCGTGTTGATTCGCAATCCCTCGGCGGTGTCGGTCTACATCGGCGATGCCTCCGTCACCGTGGCGAACGGATTCGAGGTCGCGGCCGGGGACGCGATCAGTATCAACCTCGACCAGGGGGATAGCGTCTACGGGATCGTGGCGGCGGCGACGCAGGTCGTGCATACGATTTCGGGGAGTGTGGTCCGATGAGCCGAGTCGGGTGGGCGCTGGTCGTCCTGCTCCTGGTCGTGCCGCCCGTATCGGCGCAGGATTATTTCCGGGGCACGGTGGTGGCCGCGGGTGGCGCGACACTCACGACGAACGTGTTTACGGGTGTGCAGGAGATTGACCGGGACGGGATTGTCGTGACGTCCACCGATGGGCTCGTGCTTGCGAATAACACGGCGGCGACGGCGGGCGTGCCGGTGCAGCAGAGTCCCCGGTTGCGGTTTCGGGCGAACAGTTGGGATTCCGATGATCTAGTTAGCCGCACCAATGATTTTTGGTTTGAAAACGTGCCGATGACGTCGACTGCGACGCAAGGCATTCTCATGCTCAAGAATTCGGTCAATGGGGCCGCGGCGACGATGCCCGCGCAATTTGGCGGGGCGGGGTCGCTGACGTTGCTCGCGTACATCGAAGCGGGGGCCACGAACTACATGGCGTTCACCGGCCGGACGGTGTGGCAAGCGCCCGCGAACGGCCATCTGACGATTAGTAATAATGCCCTCACGACGGGGAGTCTGGTGAAGGTCGATGCGCTCCCGACCGTCAGTGCGTGTGGCGCCGGGTCGCCCGCTGTCGTGGCCGGGTCCACGCCGTTCTCCGGGGCGGTCACGATTGGGACGACCGCTGTAGCGACCTGCACGATTACGTTCAACGGGACGGCCTTCCCGAGCGCGCCGCGTTGCGGCGGGAACGTCGAAACGACCACGGCCGCGAACGTCCGCGCCATGGGGTATTCGGCGACGACGACCGTGCTCACGATTGTGCCGGCGTCGGCTTGGGTGGACGGCTCGGTCGTGAATTGGGACTGCGTCAGTGCGAAATAGGGAGTTGTCTATGAACCGGCGTGGCTTACTCGCGCTCGCGCTCGCGCTCGTCTGGCTGATCGGCGGTTTGGCCGCGCTCTCGCTCGTCGCGCAGGAGATCGTGACGCTCAGTGTCGCGGAAACCAAGCCGAGCAATGCGAATTACCGTGTCGCGTCGTTCGTCATGGACGTGGATGCGGGGCTGCTGTCGATCACCCTGAAAGGCGTCGACGACGTCGCCTACCCTCCGGTGAGCTGCACCTATGCGAGCAACACGACGCCGACCGGCGCCAGCCTGATCCTCGGTCTGAATAAAGCGAACCTTTCAAGCGCCTACGCCGCGAACGCGACGACCGGCTCACTGAAGCAGCGGATTTTCCATCGACTTGTCGTGATGGGCGAATCCACCGCCGTGTGCGGGAAGACGTTGACCGGCACATTGGCGGGATCGGTCCCGTAGATGGATCGCGCCGAGGTTCGCAACGCCGCCGATCCGCAGCAAGTGAAACGCGCGGCCCGGAAGGACCGGGATCGCGAGGCGTTGCTCTCCGAAGCCTTGCGGGCGACGTTGAGTCAACCCGCCGGGCGGTTCGTGTTGTGGGATCTGCTCGAGCGCGCGGGGGTCTTTACGTCCGTGTTCGCGATGAACCAGCAGATTTACTACAACGCGGGTCGCCAGGATTTCGGGCACGAGCTGTTGGCGCTCCTGGTCGCGTGTGATGAAGACCTCTACACGCTGATGGAGAAAGAAGCGCGCGATCGGAAGGCACGAGACAACCGGGCGACGGACGCGAGTCATACGCCGAAGCCGGACGAGGCAAGCGAGCACATCTAGCAATTCGACGCAGTCGGAACTTTGTGACGCCGGGTCGCTCCCGGTTCATCACACCAAGGAACGACAAGGGCCTGCTCTCTGTGCACAGCAGGGGGCCGGCCCTTTTCTTTGGTGGGCAGGAGAGCAGCAATGGCAGCGACAGCGACCGCCGAGAACATCGCGGTCACCGACACGAAACCCGCGGAAGTCGCCACGGAGCCCGCAAAGCCCGCAGAGCAGACGCCCGCGACAGAGAAGCCAGCCGAGAAACCGGCTGAGCCCAAAGCAGACGAGCCGACAGTCGAACCCGCGAAGCCGGAAGCCGCTCAGGCCGAGCAGCCCAAGCCTCCCGA